AGTGAAATTCTTACTGCCACGGATACAATATGATGGGCATAACAGCAATGGAGGTCAAAAAAATGTCACCAGCAGCACGGCAGGCGATGAGCGTTTTAGAGGGAAGGGGGGCGTTTAAGAAGAACCCTGGCAGGCGGAGGGTTGAGCCGAAAGTCTCAGGGCCTATTGGTGAACCGCCGGATTATTTCACAGAGGAGGAAAAAAGCGCATGGAGAGAGATAGTCCGTATTGCCCCTCTGGATGTGTTGTCTGTGGCTGATAGCTTAGTGGTGGAACTTGCGGCCCGTTTAATGGTCATGTTCCGGTCAAAGCCGGTGGAGAACTTCCCTGTTGCTTTGGTGGCTCAATATCGGTCATGTCTTGGGACGCTGGGGATGACTCCGTCGGATCGTTCCAAGGTTGTCCCTCAAGAAAAGCAGAAAGATAGTGTGTTTGCGATGTATGGAAACGCCAATCGTTAGCAAAGGGCTAAAGTACGCTAAGTCTGTTGTCTCTGGGAAGGTTGATGCCTGTTCACTGGTGATTTCAGCATGTAAGCGGCACATTGACGACCTCCAGAGGGCAAAGTCTGCTGAATTTCCTTATAAGTTCGACCGGATTAAAGCTGAAAAAGCGGCCGGGTTTGCCTCCCTGATGGTGCATACCAAGGGCAAATGGGCAGGGAAGCCGATTCTCCTTGAGCCCTGGCAGGCGTTTATTATCACCGTTGTGTTCGGGTGGGTGCGGAAAAGCGACGGTTTACGCCGATTTCGCGAGGCATATTGTGAAATTCCCCGAAAAAACGGGAAGTCTGTGCTTGGCGCGGTGGTCGGGAATTATATGTTTGTTGCCGATGGCGAGCCGGGCAGCGAGGTCTATTCGGGGGCCAGCACCGAAAAACAGGCCTGGGAGGTCTTTCGCCCTGCAAGATTGATGACTGAGAGAGCACCAGGGTACAAAGAACATTTTGGGATTCAGGTTCAGGCAAAAAATATCTACCACCCTGCCTCTGCCAGCCGGTTTGAACCGCTGATCGGCAACCCGGGCGACGGCGCAAGCCCGCACTGCGCCATTATTGACGAATACCATGAACACCAGACCCCGAACCTCTATGATACCATGCTCACCGGTATGGGGGCGCGGTCGCAGCCGTTGCAGTTCGTTATTACCACGGCTGGTGTCAACCTGGCGGGGCCATGCTACGATAAACGGGGGCAAATCTGCCGGATTCTGGATGGAGCCATCGTCAACGATGAGGTTTTCGGGATAATCTACACGCTCGATGAGGACGACGATTGGTCTGATATAAAAAACTGGAAGAAGGCTAACCCCAATTACGGCATTTCCGTCTTCCCCGACTTCCTTGAGGCCCGTCTACTGGAGGCCACCCAGCGGGCCAGCCGCCAGAATATCATCCGTTGCAAGCATCTCAACCAGTGGATGAATGCCGACTCCGCCTTCTTCAATATCATCGAGTGGAACAAATGCGGCGATAAGGGGATGTCTCTGGAGGATTTCACCGGCCAGCCCTGCTGGTTTGGGCTGGATCTGGCCAGCAAGGTGGATATCGCCTCGCTGGTGATCCTGTTTCGCCGTGATAATCATTATTATGCCTTTTGCAGGCACTACCTGCCAACAGAGACGATCAACCTGCCGGAGAACACCCACTATCAGGGCTGGCAGTACGAAAACTGGCTTATTGCGACCCCTGGCGCTGTGATTGACTATGATGTGATTGAGACCGACATCCGCGAGATGGCGTCAACCGTTGAGATTCAGGAAGTGGCCTATGATCCATTCCAGGCGACCCAGCTTTCCACCAGAATGACGGCGGAAGGCTTCCCTATGGTAGAGATGCGGCCCACGGTGCTGAATTTTAGTGAGCCAATGAAGGAGTTGGAGAGCTTGGTGATGAGTGGCAGGCTCCATCATGCCGCCGATCCGGTGTTGTCGTGGATGGCAAGTAACGTCGTGGCTCATATGGACGTCAAAGACAATGTGTACCCGCGCAAAGAGCGCAATTCAGCCAAGATTGACGGCGTTGTCGCCCTGATTATGGCCTTGGGGCGGGCGATGGCTGGCGGGGGTGAAAAAAAATCGGTGTACGAAGACAGAGGGGTGCTGGTTTTATGAAACTACTGACAGTGAAGATGGTTGCCGAGCGGATGGATTGCAGCGCATCGCATGTGTACAACATGATTGCTGGCGGGGATTTGCAGGCGGTCAGGATAGGCCGGAAGGCGGGTTTACGGATAGATGAGGCGAGTTATGTTCTGTTTATTGAGCGCCGCACAGATCATCGGCATGAAAGAGTGACCACCCAGCCCCCCCCTTAACAACGGGAGGGTGCTTTTCCCGATGAAGTCTAATATTTTTTTCATTTTGTGAAAAAAATTTTCCATAGCTTCCATAGCTTCCATAGCTTCCACTGGTTACTTGCAAAACGGTAAAAAACAGGTGATACTCCCCCCATGTTCATCAACCTTTTCAATATTTTTCGGCCCCAGGCAAAAGCCGCGGCTATGACCTCAGCCGAGTTGTCAGCTATATTGGCCGTGGGCATGGAATCGTCCGCCGGGGTATCGGTTTCTACCTCCGCCGCCATGCGGGTGACGACCGTCTATGCCTGTGTGCGGATTCTGGCTGAGTCCATTGCCCAGCTTCCATTGAAGCTTTATGGGCAGGATCGGGGCGGGAACAAGATCGTCATGACCGGTGACCCGCTCTATACCCTGCTGCACCATTCCCCTAACTCATGGATGACCTCCTTTGAGTTCCGGGAGCTGATGATGACCTGCCTTTGTCTGCGCGGGAATTTTTACGCCTATGTCAACAGGGACAACAAGGGCGCGGCGGTCGAGCTGTTGCCGCTCAGGCCGGAGGACGTGGTTGTTAAACAGTCAGACTGGGTAGTCACCTACGACATCACCATCAACAAAACACGCATGACCGTTGCCGCCAGGGATATTTTTCATGTGCGCGGCATGAGCATGGACGGGCTGGTCGGGGTGTCGCCCATTGCCTTCCAGCGCAACACTATCGGTCTGACCATTGCCACCGAGAATCACGGAGCGCGGACGTTTAGAAACGGAGCCCGCCCTGGCGGGGTGTTGACGCACCCGGGTAAGCTTTCAGATGAGGCGCTCAAACATCTGCGATCATCCTGGCAGGCAAACCATGGCGGGGAGAACGTCGGCGGCACGGCGATCATTGAGGAGGGTATGACCTATCATCCGGTTGCCATGAGCAATGAGGATTCGCAATTTTTGGAGACCCGCCAATTTCAGCGCACCGAGATTTGTTCAATATTCCGGGTGCCGCCGCACATGGTAGGCGATCTGACGAAATCAAGCTTTTCCAATATCACCCAGCAGTCGTTGGAGTTTGTTAAATATACCATCCTGCCCTGGAGCAGGCGGATCGAAGCGGCCATTCACCGCGATCTGCTCACCGATACCCAGCGCAAATCAGGGGTTTATGCCGAGCTGTTAGTAGATGGCCTGGAGCGGGCCGATATTGAGACCCGTTATAAGGCGTACAATACCGGCATCATGTCCGGCATCCTCAGCCCCAATGAATGCCGGGCCGCTGAGAACCGCAACGCCCGTGAAGGCGGAGATGTTTTCCTTCAGCCGCTCAACATGGCTGACGGCACCAAGCCGCCCGCTACAGATGACGGTAAAAAAAAACAGAAGAATCTATCGACCAGGGCGACGATGATTGACGATCTTGACGATCAAGACGACCTGGACGACTACGAAGAGTCGGAGGACGAAGAGTTTTTTTATTCCGACGAGGTGAAGGGGCTTAACGCCCTGGCCGACAAGTTCAGGCCGATCTTTGAGGATGTTTTTTTCATTTCATTGCGGCACGAGTGCGAGACTATCCGCAACTGGTGGAATCTTCAGTTGAAGGATTCAGTCTCCAGGGACTTTCTGCTTTGGCTGGAAAAGTTTTACGCCGGGTATTCCACCAGGCTTGTTGGTGACATCAAACCGCTACTGAGAGAGTATGCCGAGCTTGTCCGCCTGGAGTCATTGGAGATGATCGGAGCTGGTCGTGATATTTTTCAGGCTGAGCTCGATAAATTTGTGCGGGAATATGCAGATGTGTATGTCAAGCGCCATATCGCCTCATCCATTGGCCAGCTTACAATGTTGATTGAGTCTTCCAAAGGGGACGAAGAGCTGAGGGGGATGGTACTTGACCGCATGAGCAAGTGGGAGACCATGCGCCCGACCATGATAGCGGCTGATGAGGTTGTCCGTCAGGCTGGAGCGACGGCGCTGGCAACCTGGAAGACGGCAGGTATCACCCGGTTCCGATGGGTCACACAAGGGGTAAAAGCCTGCAAGATGTGCAGGCCGCGAAACGGCAAGATTGTCGGTGTGCGCCGGGCCTTTGTCGAGCAGGGGGAGCTGCTCGACGGGAAAAAGAGCCGGTCGAGGGGGGTAAAAAAACATCCGCCCATTCATCGGGGTTGCGTTTGTGCTATTGTGCCGGTGACAACTGTGGATCAGAATTTGACGGTTGGGAAAATACTTGTGAACGCTGAACGCGCCACCATTCCGCCGGAAAAATTTACTGCTTACGGGTGCAACAAGAACTCAGCGGAGCCATCAGGGCGCAACCATTCGCTGGTTATGGATTCCGTATTAGGGTACAATGTGGATAATTGGGAAGAGCTGCGCGACAAGATAGCACGCGGCATAAAAAAATACCCCGCAGAGTTCACCGAGCAGAAGGATGGATTTGATAGATATGTGGTGCACATGCCGATAAAAGGGGTGAGGGGAGAAGCAAGCATTGTGAAAACAGCATGGATGCTCAGAGATGAGACCCCATCTCTGACGACATTCTTTGTTGCTAAAGGCCCCATTCAAAAAGAGTTCCACGGCTTGCTTAGTGAATCGCTATGAAACTGAAAGACCTTGCGCCTGTTGAATTTGTGAGAGATTTAGCCCTTTCGTATGTCAGGAAGGGGGAGCGGGGTGTCATCGTTGGCATAGGCAATACCGTTTACCTGGTAGAGGTCTACAACAAATACGAGGACGATTGGGATATTGTGGACGCGACCGATGACGATGTTCGCGAGGTGGAAAGTCAATGACCAGGACTATCACCAGTATCAGCCTTCGCGAGATTACGACACTCACCGTCGCCTGCGCCTCCTGCGGATACGCGGTGACTGTGCCGGTTGACGCGCCGCATCTTGGCAGCGAGGTGTGCGGAAAGTGTGGAATGGCATTTCCGGCCAGGGCAATAGCAGAGCTGGCCGGGCAGATTGAGAATATGCGGAAGGTGCTGGCTGTGAAAGAACGGGCCAGCCTGGATGTGACGTTTGAGATAATGCAAAAGGAATAACCAAAGCGGCCACCAGGCCGTGATGAACAATTCGGGTTTTCTGTTTGGGGCTGATCCCCCTGGGCAGAGACGCAAGATAGAAAAAGGACGCCTGTGTGGGGGCCACATCCCCCATATTCGCGTCCTTTTTTTATGCCCGGCACAAGGAGAGAACCATGAAAAATAAACGCCTGGCAAGGCCGCTTACCATCAAGGCAGTGGGAGACGACGGTATCTTTGAGGGCTATGGCTCGGTCTTTGAGGTGAAGGATTTTTATGGCGATGTCGTGGAGCCGGGGGCGTTTGCCAAGTCGCTTGCCGCCTGGAATGCCAAGGGTGGATTTCCGGCCCTGCTCTGGGGCCATGACCATAATAAACCGATTGGCGTTTATGAGTCCATGGCGGAAGACGAACACGGCCTGTTTGTCCGGGGGCGTTTGCTCAAGGATGAGGTCGCCGCCGCTGGCGAGGCTTATGCCCTGCTGAAGGCGGGCGCGGTGTCCGGGTTGTCTATCGGCTATCGGCCAGTAGTGGAAGAGTACGACAGCAAGAGCAAGATCAACCGGCTGAAAGAGATAGATTTGTGGGAAACGAGCCTGGTGGTATTTCCGGCCAATGAGGCCGCCACCGTCACCAGTATCAAAACCGTCCGCGACTTTGAAGGGTTTCTGAGGGAATCAGGGTACTCACGAAAAGAGGCGTGCCGCATCGCCTCACGCGGATTTGAGGGCAGGAATGGAGATCATCCCCCCGATATTGCGGAAGTGGAAAAACTGATCGTCAAGAATATCCTCACCATGAAAGGAGTATAAAAAATGTCTGAACTTATTGAATTATTAGAAAAACAGGGAAAGGCCTTTGAGTCTTTTAAAAACGCCAACGATGACCGCCTTGCCGCTATCGAGGCCAAGGGCTACGCCGATCCGCTTCTCGAAGAGAAGGTGAACAAAGCCAATGCAGACATCGCTGCTATTCTGGCCCAGGTTTCCGAGCTGGAGAAGAAGGCCGGGCGCATTCCCCAGGGCAGCAACGCCAGTCGAGAAGTTGAAGACCACGCCAAGGCCTACGGCGAATTTCTGCGCAAGGGAACGACCGACAACCTTGCCGAGTTGCAGAGCAAGGCCCTGGCCATTGGCACCGATGCCGACGGTGGATATGCCGTCCCTGAGCAGTTGGATCGTGACATCCTCACGCTGATGAAAGAGGTTTCGCCCATGCGTCAGGCCTGCAATGTCGTGACCATCGGCGGGGCCACTTACCGCAAACTGGTGGACATTGGCGGCACTACCTCCGGCTGGGTTGGTGAGACTGCCGCCCGTCCTGCCACCAACCCCCCGCAGCTGGCCGAGATCACCCCATTTATGGGCGAGATTTACGCCAATCCCGCAGCTACTCAACAGATGCTCGATGACGTTTTCTTTAACGCCGAGGGCTGGTTGTCCGAGTCTGTGGCTGAAGAGTTCGCCAAACAGGAGGCCTTGGCCTTCCTCACCGGCAACGGAACCAGCAAGCCCAAGGGCCTTCTTGCCTACACCAGCGCGGCAACTGCCGACGGGACGCGGGCATTCGGCACTCTGGAGCATATGGCTACCGCCGGGGCCGCAGCTATTACCACTGACGAGCTGATCACCCTGGTCTACAAGCTCAAGCGCGATCATCGTGGCGGGGCAAAGTGGATGATGAACAAGGGCACTGTCGCCTATCTGCGCAAGCTCAAGGACACTGACAACAACTACCTGTGGCAGCCTGGTTTACAGGCGGGCCAGCCAGCATCGCTCCTCGGGTATGGTATCGAAGAAAACGACGACATGGCAAGCATTGCGACGACCG